TATCACTATACCAAATTTACCTTTTATACCATCTTTAACATCGGAACCTAATGTAATATCCATAATCTTGACTTTGTATTCTGGATAATTTCTCAGAGTTAATACTAACCTAGAACCAATGTGTCCCGCCCCCCCAAGCACTATTATTTTAGATTTCATATATTTCCCCAAAGTGTTCATAAACCTCCTCATGGGCGCGCGGGTATTGAATATATAAAAGAACATCCAAAGGCTTGGAATGATTATCCCTTGTGAGAAGGTAGAATTCCAAAGCGTCTTCACCCCAAGGATTACCTAAACTCAGACCATGCCGATAAACCCCATCCTGAAAAGCTCCATCGGGATTCTCGGTATAGGTATATTCCCAATGGTCAGCTTCGGGGTCGATTTTCATCGGAAAATGGGAGTCGGCCGCAAACTGGTAGGGATTAACAACGTCTGGTATACGATAAGGTCGATATTTCTCATCTTTCAGCAACCAATCCCGCTCTTCCTGGTTCGCCCGTTCAGTTAACCAGAGGTCACGACGGAAAATAAACGAACCGGCTCCGATTTGGCCGCTCCTAAACCATTCGTGCCCTTCACCCTCGATAGCCGGACTAAAAACTGGCCTAATAGTCGAACGATGGTCAGGCCAGTAGATGATAGAACCAAAGTTGAATATCTTATAGTCTGGGAATTCTTTGGTAGCCTGGTAAAGCTCTCTCAGGTAATGAGAAACGTATTCATCATCGCAGTCCAGCCAACATAGCCACTCACCGCTTGCAGCATCCATACCAGCATTACGGGCTATGGCTCGATTAGAGTTTACCTGATGGATAATTTTAATTCGTTTATCGCCCTTAGCAAACTTTTCTAGGATTTGAGGAGTTTCATCAGTACAACCATCTTCTACAATCACTAGCTCCCAATCAGGATATTGCTGGTTGATGACACTCTTAATAGCCCGTTGAACTTGTTTAGCTCTATAATGTCTTTGCTCAGAATCAGTCACACCTTCATCTTTAGCACTGTACACAGGTATGATAACTGAGAATTTAGGCATCTACATCAATTTTAAGTAATGGTTCTATATAATTTCTAAAAATGTGGTCAGGATTACGCTTGGTTCTAGCCCAAGTTTTAGCCCGCAGAACTCTATCATTCTCTAAGTAATATTTTAGAGCCACTGCCATATCCTTATAGTAATTATCAATGTTCTCATACTCAGTCTTAATTTCACCGTTATAGCCCGAAATAGCAATGTTAGCCCCGTCAAACTGTTTATAGAGCGCATTCTTACCATATATCTGCCTGAATGGGGCAAAATCCTGGTTTAAAATACAAAAGTTACCTCGCAGCATTGCTTCCTGAGCTATTAAAGAGTAGGTTTCACTCTTAGAAGCCAGTAAGAAAACATTAGATAGAGTAAATAAATCAAGCACTACATTGTGAGAAACTTCCATCTGGGCAATATCATCAAATTCTGAAATGAAAGTTACACACTCACCAGCACCTAACTCCATTGATAAATTCTTCAAATCTTGCCGGTAAACCAATTTATCATCGCCAGTCGACTGGAAATCACAAAATATCAAGTGAGGTATCAGGCCAATTTGCTTACAAGCGGCAATTAGACGAACATTACCTTCAGCATATTTACCACGGTCTAATCTAATCGGTAATATCATCAAAACATCAACTTGACCCAAATTTAATTCATGGTATAGCCGCTGGACTAGGGGATGCATACTATCAACTGGGTCAGAACTATGAGGTACTTCGACAATCTTGTCTTCTTCAAAATTAAAGTTCCTGGCGACCCGGGGGATATCATAAGCATTAGGATAACAGATTAGTGAATTAGGAAATGGCGAATTAAGAGCATCAAGATACTTTTGGCCAAACATACTGCGCTCCTTGGATACAATCGTTGGATTAGTCGCCGAATGAATCCAATGCAACCAACGAGTATTGGGTCGTTCTTCAGCTAACCGACGGGCGGCTAAATTGAAGATTGTATAATCGGGTAAAAATATTAAATCATGGGTTAAAACTATAGCTTTTTCAGGCAGAATATCTTTGAGTTGCTGATAGACCAAATCAACCAGTTCGTCTATTTGCTCGAATTTATCTTTGGGGTCGTGTTGGCCAGCCGGATACATCAGTTTGGTCTCAACTTCGGCAAAGATAGTATCGGCTGGTGGTTCCCAAGTTTCAGCTGCTAATAAAATCGGCTGATAACCAGCCTGTTTAAGCATTTTAAGCTGCTCTCCGACAATTATAATCGGGCTAAAACTTTTAAGGTAGGTTGAGAAATTAGTAAGGATATAGACAGTTTTATCTTCAACGCCCATTGACAATAAACATAACCCAAGTCAATGGGCTGGTCAAGAACTTTCTTACTCCTCCTTGAAATTGATGAGGATGAAAAAGTTATCATCAGCCCCTAAGTCCGAATCAAACTTCAAGACCGCGTTACGGTCACCCCTAATGACCATCGGCACATAGCCAGGATTGTCGTCGGCCCCATAAACTTCCAGGCAAGTATTAATCTGATCGTTCTCGTCGTCCGAAAAGTACACCCGAACACTACCGTCGGTTGAATCCATGCCAATATGAACACCTGCTATTTTTAGTAGTCTGCCGGACGTTGGGGTAATTAATGTTGCCCCAGTCTGGTTAGCGTCATACTCAGCAGTGAATGTTTTGTCAAAATCGTGGCGGTTTTGTATCGCCGTAATTGAATCGTATGCCATATAATTGTCTCCTTTAGCTTTAGTGCAGGGGCGAGTCAGGGAGCATATAGCTCCCCAACTAATCCCCAGTTTGTTTTTATGGCGCTGTGGTTGTTGATGTTGATGTTGAACTGGTGCTCGAGCTGGTGCTGGAAGTCGAGCTGGAAGTACTGGACGTAGAACTTGAAGTCGAACTCGTCGAAGTCGTAATCGTCGTAGTAGACGTTGAACTTGACGTAGACGAAGTCGAAGTCGTAGTCGAGTACTCAGGCACGTCGTTAAGTGTTGTACCATCAGACCAGTTATCGTAACTATAGCCGATAATGTAAGCCGTGGTGTTATCCGGCGCCGTGGCCGGAGTTACCAAGTTTCGCTCAATTGTACCGCTGGCTACGACAGTCGGTGCGCCTTGTAGGGTTAACGTACCATACGGTTCAGTTCTAGAGTAGACCTTAACAGTGGTATTACTGGTGTACAGCCGGTGATTGACACCTAGAACATTACGCGTGCCAACCGAGAAGGTTGCCCCAGTACCACCCATTTGGCCAATGACTACCTGCGTAACAGTTCTAAAGGCTAGGTTGCCATTGATGACAGTAGTATCACCAGAAGCAGTATTGAACTTCTCGCTAATAGTCTTACCCTCAACATTGGTTCCCGTCACCGTGACGTACGAGTCCAGTATATCGGCCGCTGTACCACCGGGCGTGACCGAAAGGGCCCGAGGCACATCAGGGTCAGTCAGCCCCGATGTAACGGTTGTAACTGTTGTAGCACCAGCTGTGGCTGCCAAAACGGCAGTAGCCGAAGCTGCATTTACCTCATTACTCGTATCGGTGTAAGCGAACGTATTGGAATAGAGGTTTTTGTAGCCTAATGTACCACTGGTAGAGCGGTGGGCGATGGGCCAGGTTCTTGGTTTGTAAATTGCCATATTTCTCCTTAATCCCCCGCCCGGTAACCGAAGCTACCGGGCATCAGGTTTAGCTTATTTAGGTGTTGTCACCTAGAGAGCCGTAAATGCCTCTCCAGCCGGAGAATCCGACGGAGTGGACAACATCGACTGTCCATTTGGCAGTTTTGGTATCGAAATCCCATTCTGGACCTTCCAAACCGCGGTCCGAGCGGTTGAAGAAGTTCAGGGCATGGAGCGAACTATCCAGCAGGAACCAAGCGGTATCACTACCACCAGTTGAAGCTGAACCGAGCCATGGCCAAACAATTAACTTCAAAGCCCCCTGATAGGGATTAATGTCATTGTTGGCAGTGCCAACTCGTTGGGTGCTTTCTAATAGAATGCGAGCTTCTTTTTCCATAGAAGGCGGCACCAATAAGGTATCCGCTTTGGACCCATAAAGTTGTCCTTTATGGTCAAGGGCGGTGCCTATAGCTAGGATGCCAGTTTCCAGGGCCGCTTCATTCAAATCAGTTGTAGCACGGTTGCTCTGGGTAGCTCCGCCATCCTCACGGGTGTGAGCGGTAGAGAACAGAGCCAGAGCGTCACCAGAAGTAAAGGTTGAGACTCCACCGCCACCGGCTGTAAAGCCATAGTTTAAGATGTGAGCCATCATTTCTTCTTGAGTGCGAACTTTAGCTCGAGCAAGATTAGACGGTTTGCGCTTAATTATGCCAAACTGGTCGTCTTCCCAGAGCCGATTAGAGACAGACGTACCCAATGAATCTTCCACGTGAGTATAAGTCACATCGAAGCCTTGGACTTCGTCTTCGTAGGTTATTGCTTGACCTTCGCTGCGTCGGACGAGCTTAGATAGACCGGAAGCTGAACTGTCTCGCTCGTTATTCTTGGAAGATGTTTCCATGTGGAATATCGAGGGTCCAATTTGCGGTATCAACTTCAACTCATCACCATAGATTTTGCGGAATCTAGGGTCTAACAGGTCAGGCCAAGCAGGTCTTGTAGATGCCATTTTATGCTCCTAATGGATACAAGAACGATTCTGCAATCTTGAATACGCCCCATGAAGTATCGCCCTTAACGGGGTCAATTTGGGGGTTGTACTCTAAGCAGACCAATTGTCCTGTAGTGTTAGAGGTTGATGAAGTGTCGACTAACTGGGCGTTAGTAGCCCCAACTAAGTCGAAATAGTCGCCGACATGAGCAGCGCTGAAGGTTGTACCTACATTGTCGTTATCAAGTAGATAACGCATTTGCGGGTCGATACAAACTAAAACCTTGAGAATATCATTACCTACTACAGTGTCCAAAGCCATCCCGACTATACGGGCTCCGGCTATGGTAGCGTTGGTAACTTCACCATCGCCATCAAAGTAGACAAAGTCGCCGTCGTTGACAGTGACAGTGTCGGCTACGATAAACTCATAGGTAGCAAAGTTTGTATTACCATCAATACACCCCAATAAGGGGCTGGCTGCGTATGCCATATTGTGCTCCTAAAATATTATTGAATATTATTGAATATATTCTTCAAGTTCCTGGCGTATCTGGGCGTCAGTTTTATCAGGATACATTTTGCGATTAACGACAATCATCTTATCAGTTACCTTAGACCTAGCGGTCTGGCGAGTTAAGGAATTAGTCTTGGTCACGGCCGCGTCATCTTTAAGTTTAGCGCCAAGTTTATCGCTGTCATCTGGTTGGTTCTTTTCCCATTCCAAAATAACAGCCGCTTTAGCGTAAAGTTCAGCTGGCGGGGCTAAACGACCCTGACTAGCTAAAATAGTTCGGCTAAGAGTATCAACCTCTTTAGTGAACTTATCATAGTTAGTCTCTTCCTTGACTTGCGGGTAATCTTTCAAAAAACCATCGAATGCTGATGCAATCTCCTCGTCCATCTTTTGACGCATATACAGCGCTACTGGGTCGGACGTATCAACTTCTTCCTTTTCTTCAGGTTTAGATTGCAATTTCAGTTTCTGGAATTCGGCCGTTGAATTATCATATGCCGCCTCCAGACCCTGGATGTATTCTTCTAAAGTTTCGCCCTTGATATTGGGGAACTTCTTTGTAAAGGTGACTTCCGATTCCCCGGAAGTTTCGGCTTGGTCTCCGATTTGGTCGGATTCTTGGCCTGTAACTTCGGATTCTTCTTGGCTGTCCTCTTCACCTTCGGTGGCCGTATCGTCTGACTTTTCAGTCTCTACCTCGGCTGCCTCGGCTTTGAGAGCCTTGAGGTCTTCTTCAGTTACTTGATTTACTGGTTCCTTGGATTTCTCCTTGGACTTGGCATTTGTTGCCTTGGCATTTGTTGCCATAAATTCTCCTTTAGATTTGTTCTATCGGCCAGCTAAACGCTGGTGTTCGCTCCAGAGGGGGTGGGCACCGCTGGAGCAAGCATCAACGTTTCTTTTTATCCTGTTGGACGTAAAGCTGCCGAAGAGTCTTAACCAGTTTCTTCAGACCAGCTGCTTGACCGGACAGGTAACGGATTTGACCAATTTCGGTAACATCGACATGGTCTTTGGCCAATTCTAACCGTTCCAATTCGATAAGCCGTTTTAGGGCTTTATAAGTATCCGTTTCATAAAAAGATACAAGAGCCTGGCGCTGATTAGGTGATAATTGTTCGACAGTGCTCTTCATTTAGATAATCAACATTATTTTATAAATACAAGTGGCTATTCTAAATTAGCAAAATTGGTTGGTTGTAAATCAGCCACTTGAGCCTGAGGTGGGGCTTCAGGTGGAGCTTCAGGTGAACCAAATGGCGTATTCATACCTTCCGGGGCCATACCTTCTGGCACACCAGCTCCCAGCTGTTCCGGCATCAAACCGTAGGCGCCCATCAAATCGGCCGATTTGCCAGTGGCTGGGTTCTTATCATGCTCTTGCATTATATGGTCCATAATCAACTGCTGGAATTCCGGTTGTAGCTCAGAGAAGTCTTGGGTTTTAGTATACATTAGATGAACTAGAGTATGGTCTTCGGTTGCCCCTTCCGTGGCGTCCAGTGGCTGGCCGACACTCATCACCATATTCTCCGACTCGGCTAACATCATGGTATCTTTTCGGCCGCTAGTATTTTTCAGCCATTTATCAGGTTCGATATTATTAACTTTTAGAACATCGGCGAAAGCCGAGGTTATATCCATGACCGCTAGGGTGGCCGGGTTGGACAAACCGACTGTAAATAGTTCAGTTTTTTTGGTTTGTTCAATCGCTTTGGAAATAGGCGTGAAAATATCGGCACTAACTGATACATCAAAACTACCTTGCAAATATTTGGCCATCGAAGCGTCCAGACTGAGCGCCGATTTACCTCTGATATCATCCATCCGCAGCGCCTTGCGGCCAGCGTCATCAACAATTTCAAACTTCCGGTTATTGACCGTAATCTTACGATAGGTTTTGCTATCCTTAACTTGATTATCCCTAACAATTTTTTCCAATCTGGGAACCGGATAGAAAAATTGGATATTGGACCATTTCAGGCGGCCAATCCGAACTACCGTATCCATTTCGGCCGTTATCGAAATCAAATTGACCCGTTTTAAAGCACTTTCTTTCAAAATGGCGGCTTCAGTCGCCGTACCGCCCACATTAACTCCTTGAATTCGGTCATCAATTCCATGAGCCCGGCGAATATCTTCCAGTAAAATTTCTTCGGTTCTAAAATATGAAAACGGCACATCGCCAAATTCCAGCCGTTTAATCGCCTGGTCAATGGCTTGACCGGAAGTATCAACCGAAATCACCCGTCCGGGGTAAAGTTGCATGTCTTCATCATCCAGTTCAAAACCGGAGTTATGCAAAAAAGCGCCACCGATTTGCAGTTTCTGACGGTCCATATTCAAATTACGGATAGTTTTGCGCTCTTCAGACAGAAAGTGGATAACTTTAGGAATACCCATACCCCAGAACCGGCCTGGTACCCGGTACTGATATAAAACTGCTAAGGGTAGTTCTTTATGTTTTGTCGGTAGAGGACTATCGTGGACAGTCACATTATTGGCCGCCACCCAGTAAGCATCAATCGAACGGTTGTAATAATGTAGTACTTCGACGTCTTGCTCGGTAATATCCTTGGGCAGTTGAAAGAAACTTCTAGTGGTTGTCTCACCACCCGGGTAAACAAATTCAGTATCAAAAAAGCCCGGTTTGGAATCATAAATCCGATGGAACTCATCAATGTTTAGAATTTCCCGACGGATAAAATCAGTCGCTTCGTCGACGTGCTTGGCCCGCTCATCAATATAGATAAATTCATTAGGCACCCATTCCGTAAAATCATCATCAAAGTCGGTAATTTCCTTATCCTGGTACTCTACCTCACCATCTTTCAAACCAGTTGGGTCTTTAACAGTCCGTTTATCGACCCGCCAATAATCGACTAAGAAGGCCGTTCCCCGAATGGCTGCCGCTAACTTAGCCAAGGAATACTGGTAATCATAACCAGTATTATTCATGTTGTACTCCATGACAGCGTTAGAAAATTCAGCGATTGGTTCATCGGATTGTTCAGTCGGTGTCAAAATCGGTCGGGCTTTACGTTCAATCGTTTCCTGGGCTTGAGCCTGAATGGCCGCGAAAGCGTCCGGCAGCTGAAGATGAGACTGCCAATCATCAGGGTCAATCTCCGGGACATACATGTTGTATTCTTTATCAGCCACCCGCCAGTCATCTTCGGCTTCTTTGCGCAACGGGTTATCGCGCAGGTCATAGTAACGCTCATAGACTTGACGCCTTATCAGACGTCGGCGTTTAGCTGGCAGGTATTTTTTAATAATTTCAGCTGGCGGTTCCAATTGCTTATTTTGCAATTCAATCCGTTTAGTATCTAATTCGGCCATAGGTCTACTATCACAAGCAGTCCAGGTTTTTACAAGAGGCTAAATGAGAAATTGTTAATTTCTAAAATGAGAAATTTATAATTTTAATAACCAGTAATCGGGCTGCGTGGTTTGATACGCTGTTTAGGTTTGTCTTTTATCTCACGGGTCTGGGAGCTAGGCGGAGTAGCGATTTCCAGAATAGTCGACAAAGCGTCGATAATATCATCGTGCTCGCCGTAGGGGAATTGAGATAGTTCCAGTTCCAGCTCATTTATGGCTGGGCATTCTTTAACGTGAATGGCCCGGCCGGTCTCATAATAAGGCGCCAGGCCCCGAATCCGCTCCTCTTTGCTCTGGGGACGGGATTTAATCTCGGTAATCGGCAGCCAGGTGTTCCGCCGTCGCTGCTCGTTGGACAATT